ATACCACAGCCAGCCTCGATACCACAGCCAGCCTCGATACCCTCGCCAGCCTTGATACCACAGCCAGCCTCGATACCCCAGCCAGCCTTGATACCACAGCCAGCCTCGATACCCCAGCCAGCCTCGATACCACAGCCAGCCTTGATACCCCAGCCAGCCTCGATACCACAGCCAGCCTCGATACCACAGCCAGCCTTGATACCCCAGCCAGCCATAAGCGTATGATCCACGCGGATCGCTTTCTTTGCCTCGACCCTTCCTCTCACTACCAGCCGATCGTCCAGCTCGACCTCCAGCGAATCCTCGCAGATCAAGTCACCATCCAACACGTAATCGCCGTTTGCGATTCTCGCGAGCTTTTCAAAATCCTTTGTGATCTTCATAATTAAACCGCCTTTTTTGTTAAATAGTACTTTACAAAATGTACGGGTTTCCCGTATCTGTTTATAGCCATTTGTGGCTCTGTCTGGAACGTGTAGCCCTTGGCTTTCAGTTCCTTAATGCGTGTCGCTAACTGGGTAATGCCTAAATCCGCATAGGCTTGGAAAGAAGTAATACTACCAAAGTCAGCGATGTACTTTAGGATCAGTTCCTTTTGCGTCATTGCATATTCCTTTCTTTTGCTTCCTCTGCTTTGATCACCGCCCGCAGAAGGGCTTCCGCGGAGCGCTTGATCTCCTGTAACCGCTTTTCGTTTTCCTCTTTCGCAATGTCGGGGAAATGTACCCGTACCGTTGCGTTTGGATATGTAAATACCCGACTTTGCATATAATCACCTCGCTATACTGTATGCCCCGCCCGTTTGTCCATATGCCTTGTGGGCTTGGCCTTGATTTTCCCGTCGCTTTGCGCGGTTTATTTTTTGTTGTCATTCGCACTATGCGACGCTTGGGGTTAAATTAAAGCTACTCCAAGTAGCTCCTCGCGTTCTTCCGCTGTGTGCAAGTTTAGGATGTTGCATAGCTTGTAATACTCGTCAAGGTAAATTCGACGGTTATTATTAAGCTTTTGGTTAAACGTTGCGACGTTGATGTTTAATGCTTTTGCGACCTCTGGTTGAGTTAGCCCAAGCATAACCATACGCGCCTTGACCTTTCTCGTGTCGATCATTGGATCACCTCCTTTTATTCGTTCATAAAGTGAACGGTAGCGTTAAAACGTCTGCGCTGGTCGTTGATCTCGTGCTTTAAGCAGTTTATCTGCCCTGTCAGCTCTTCCTTTTCCAGCTCCAGATATTCGATGTATTCAAATAGTTCTTTGTCTTTCTTGCGTAGCCATAAGAGAAAACTCGCAAGGCCTGCGCCAACTAAGAGCAAAGTCACCATAATAACATCGAGAAAAACCGTTGCGTTCATTTTGTACCTCCTTATCTTCTGCGGGGAATAACCGCCCCGCTCGGTGTTTTGCTATTTAGCAAACAACCTCAACCAGCTTCACGTCGAAGTCTGCGTTTCCCGTCCGAAAGACGCGATCCATATAACTCTCCACTTCCTCGTGGCGCAGACCGTAACCGCCTCTTTTAAATATGTCAATGAAGCCGTTGCGCTCCTTCTTGTTTTCGGCCTTGTAGGTATACCAGCTATTGCCACGCTCATCGGCGGAGACAAAGGGAGAAATCTTGAAATATTCGATCCACTCCCGAAGCGTCATTTTGACGATCTCGCCGTTTTCATCTACCAGCCACTCGTTGTGTACCTTGAAGTTCATTTGTCGTACCTCGTTCTTTCGTGTCGGTTTTTGTCGAAATGCTTCGCGTAGTGCGATTTCTTGATTATATTATACTCGCACAGTGCGAATTTGTCAAGCCTTTTTGCGAATTTTTCTTGCGATTTTTAAAAAAATTTTCGCTTATCTGTTGCATTTTGGTTTTTTTAGGTTTACAATAGGGTAAGTTATATTTATTAATACGAAAGGAGGGAATGCTTATGGATATGAAGGTTTTTGCAGAACGATTGAAAACGGCTCGTTCGGAGCGCAATATAACGGCCACAGAATTAGCCGAGGCATTAGGCATAAACAAAGCTACAATATATCGATATGAAAATGCGGAGATTGGCAAAATAAAAACTGTTACGATCAACGCTATAGCGAATTATCTAAATGTAAACCCCGACTATTTAATCGGTGCCACAGATAACAAGCACACGGTTAAAGAAGCCGAGGATTTATTAAACAGCATAACAGACGGGGAAAAAGCGCTATTAGAAATGTTTAGGCGTGTTCCTGTTGACGATCAACAGATGGTTTTGGATATGATACGGATCGCTCTAAAACAGAGCCAATAATTATTATGGCAGTAAGGAGAGCTTGGTGAGGATTTTCGTTTTCACGAATAAGGGTTAGTAATTCTTTCTCGGTATTTGTCATATGTTTTACTCCTTTTACAATTCACTATGTAGAACGTGTGCTTTTGCAAATTTTAACCCATAAGCTGGGAAAAGTCACGTGGGATTTGCTGGGTGTATTGTAAGACTTTTCCAACTTAAAATCAATACTCAACTTTGAGAATTAAACTCTCGCCCTTGTCCGTATTTTGGACGAGAATGTACAGTTACAAACGACAACTTTGTCAGTATGAAAGGACAACTATGTGGCTTGAAAAATTAAAAGAATTAAAAAACGAGACAGGAATGTCCGTGAAGCAGATCGCGGAAAAGAGAGGAATGTCCGAAAAGACCGTTGCCCGTATATTTTCGGGTGAAACAGACCGTCCGTATATGGATACGCTATACGAAATCGTAACGGCGCTTGGTGGCTCTCTTGATGATCTTTTTGCAGAAGGTAAAGCACGGCTGGCAAGTGAAGAGCTTATCGCCGTTCAAAATGACGTAACACGGCTTACGGCTGAAATTGGTTTACTCACCGCCGAAAACACTATGTTAAAAGAAAAAGTGAACGTCATTACTTCCGAGAATGATCTTCTCCGAATTAAACTTGAACACAAAGAGGAAATTATCTCACTACATAACTATTACCGTTCTGTTATGGGAAAGTTTAAAGAATAACAGCCTGCGATAATAGTATAATACTGACATCAACTGACATACAATGTCATTTACACAAAAAAAGAAAGGAAGTGAGAATATGTTTACTTATCACGGCGTAACAATATCAGCAAACGAGATATTAAAATATTCCCGAAAGTCACGTACCGACGATCCGCTCTTGACGATTGAGGAAGTACTGGAGAAGCACGAAAGAATATTAAATGAATGGTGCGAGCGCAATCTGGGTGAAACAGTACCCGCTTGTAATTCGTTTCAAGAGATCGTTTCGGGCGAAACTATAGAAGCCCGCCCAGACTTTCAAAAGATCCTCCGTTTGATCGAGAGCCCAAAATATAAAGCAATTTTGGTTGTAGATACACAACGACTGTCCCGTGGTGATCTGGAGGACGCTGGACGACTTATTAAGCTCCTACGCTACACAAACACCTTTGTTATCACTCCCGATATGGCGTTTGATCTCAGCGAGGAATACGACAGGGAAAGATTCAAGCGCGAATTGGAGCGCGGTAACGATTATCTGGAATACTACAAAAAGATAAACTGGCGCGGAAGGTTGGAAAGCGTTCGATCTGGCTATTATATCGGCTCTATAGCGCCTTATGGATATGACAAGGACACAATACCCGACGGAAGAAAAAAACGCCCCACGCTCAAAATAAACGAACGTGAGGCAGAAGCAGTGCGCCTTATCTTCGATCTGTACGTCAACCAAGATATGGGTATGACAAATATCGCCCACCAATTAAACGGGCTGGGCTATAAGACCCGCAAAGGCGAGCTTTGGAAAACGGTCACGATTCGGGACATTCTTTTGAACGTCCACTACATCGGGAAAATTAAATGGAATTGGCGAAAGGCCGTCAACGTGGTAGCAGACGGAGAAATCAGCAAAACGAGGCCGAAAAGCAAAGACTATTATATTTTCGACGGAAAGCACCCCGCTATTATCGACGAGGAATTATTTGAGCGCGCACAGGCAAAGCTCGGCAAAAACCCACGCACAAATACAAGCCACAAATTACGAAACCCTCTCGCTGGGCTTGTGTACTGTCAGTGCGGGAAAGCTATGGCATACCGCCAATACAAGGACACCGACGGGAACGATCGGTGCGCTCCGCGTTTGCTTTGCAATAATCAAATGTACTGCCATACTCAGTCGGTTACTTATGACGAGATCTTGGACAAGGTTAAGGACGTCCTACGGGCCTGTATTTCCGACTACAAGCTCAAAATTAAGAATGAGGGTACAAATACCCTTATAAACAAAAACAATCAAATAAAGCGCTTAGAAAGCAAACTGGAAGAGCTTAACAAAAAGGAGCTGAGCCAATGGGAGAAGTACAGCGAAGAGGCTATGCCAAAGGCAATCTTTGAAAAGCTCAACGCTAAAGTGCTGGCCGAAAAGGAAAGCACGCTAAAGGCGTTGGAAATGGCCCGATCCACAGCGCCAACGGTAGAAGATTTCAAGGAGCGCTTAATGCTGTTTACCGACGCGCTTGAAGCTTTGCAAAATCCAGAAGCACCAGCAGAGCTAAAAAATCGACTGCTGAAAAACTGCATTAAAAAAATAGTGTATACCCGCCCGAAGGGTGGAAACCGCTGGAAGTCCGAAGGTTTCGAGCTGGATATCACTCTAAATGTACAGCCAATCTAATTTTTCCCTATCACCTACATCATAGTGGCGCGTGTTCATCTGCTCCCCGATGATGTACGTGATAAAAAAAGAAGGGCGCGGGCCCCTCTCAGCTATTTATAATACGTGCTGTGCTATGTATTCGCTGATCTCTTTAATGTCAGTATCACCGAAAAACTCAAACTTTACTTTTCCCAAACTACTAAAGTATAGTTCCAGCTCGCTATCGATGTCAAAGGCGCCAGCAGTTTCTACAGAAAAGGCTTGTATTTTTGAATATGGCAAGGATGTATAATCTCTTTTCTGCCCCGTTAAGCCTTGCACGTTGCAAGAAATTACCCTTTTGGTTGTGAATACCACATAATCACGCATACCTTTGTATGTGCCGATTACTTCCTCACCCATTATCAATAAAGCTTCCAAGTCTTGTGGAGTGCTGTTTGTCTTTTTAAGTTTAACAAACGAGCCGTTTTTAAAATCAATCATTTTTCTTTTTCCTTTCGTTTTTTCTAATTATACAACAAACCACTGCGAAAGAAAGTAGCACACCGAAATATTTACACCTTATTCATAAAAAAAGAGCCGAGAGCGGTTAAACTCTCGGCTTTTGTGTTACTTAATACTTATATTCAGTTTTGTGCCGACCTTCAAGCCCAGCACCCACTTTGATTTCGCGCCGTGGCCAGATAATACAGCTTTGCCCGCGGGTATAACAGTATTACCCACGCCGTACTTGCCGACTTTCTCCACCTTCAAATCGGCTCCGATAATCGCCTCGGTGCCCCATTGATTGGTGCCAGTGCTTTCTTTGCCGACGTAAAGGATCAGCTCGTCCGTGCCTCGGCCCTTGTTGATACCGTCAACGGTTACGGCTTGCGTTGTGGTGCTTGCTTTTTTTGTTAGCTTGCCTTTGGCGACGATCACCTCTACACAGGCTGTCGCCACTTCGCCAGCGAAGCCCTCTTGGAGTATGATCGGAACGTCTGTGGAAGAATCCATAAAACCACACTCCAGCAATACAGCGGGCATTTTGGTTTCTCTCAGTACGTGGTAGTTATTTGTAGACAAGGGCTTGGAACGATTACCCTTTAGCCCTGTACGCTTGATGATTGCGTTATACAGATCATCACGCCAGAGCTTTGTTTTCGCGTCTGCGTCTGGGTGCATATACGCCACAACTCCCCCACCGCTACCACCTTTAATGCCAGCGTTATGGTGGATGGATAAATAGAAGTCTGCTCCCCAGCTATTGGCTTTGTCGGTGCGATTTTTCAGCGCAACGTCCGTTTTGCCTGTGGTGTCGTCTACGCGGATAACTTCGCACCCGTTATAGCCCTGTAAGAGCTTCTGGATTTTCTCACAAATACGGGAGTTTAGCGTCCACTCCCTCGTCTGCTTCGGGTCGAATCTTCCGTCGCATCTTTTACCAGCCGTGTTATATCCGTGGCCAGCGTCAAGAGCTATTTTAAACATAGCTTTCACTCTCCTTTAGGGTCGTTTTCGTTTTTTAACTGTTCCAGTAGTTCAAACAACTTTTTAGGCAACGGCAAGCCTATAGAGCCCCAATTTTCCAGAATTGACAAACCGTCATTTGCTACAAAGAAATAGATCACCAGCGTTCGCACGGCTCCCGTATTGCCCGCCAAGTGGTCTATCACAACAGCAAGCGCAACGATCACAAGGTACCCAAATTTCTTTAAGATACCCAGCAACCCGCTTTTGCTGTTGAGCTTTTTCTGTTTAATCGCTTTACATACTCCAGTGATATAATCCAGAGCCATTACAAGTAACAACGTCTGGAGAGCGCCGTCCCAGCCTCCGAGAATATACGTAAGGCCAGAGAGACAAGTACCACAGATAAAGTTTATTGCTGTTTTCATCATTACCCCTCCCTTTTAGTTGAATGATAAATTTAGCGTGTATATTGCCACCGCCACAGGCGTGTTGTTGGTGGCGTTAAGTGCCGAGTCGCTTTTGATAGTAAGTTGCAGATTGCGAGAATCAGCCTTTACCGCGTTTACAGTTAACCCACTCGTGACACGATTGAGGATATACCCACCAGCAGTAGAGCGCACCGCAAAATCGTATGCCGTAACAGTTACGGTGTTGACGTTGCTCATTCGTTCTGGTAGAGCAACGTTGGTGCAGATATCCTTGCTACCGTTCGTGATATGCCCGCCACAGTAAATTATAGAAGCGTTCTTGTAAACGTCGCCAGCTTCAAAGAAGATTTGACGATTGAGCGAAGCGGAAAGCGCGGAAAGGTTGCTATCTGCCGTTGATCTGGCAGAGGATATGCTATTTTCCAGCGTGGTTGTTAGCGCGGTTAAGTCTTTTTCCGTAATAATCCTTTGCCAAGCACCCCAGCTTGTAGTACCGATGTTTGCAGTGCGCATATACATTTGGTGATCGTTCTCGTTGACCGTTCCCGATCTATACCAAAACTGCCTTACATAGCCAGTACCGCGCCCTTCGTTTAATGGCTGTTCCGCGATTACTTGTAGCCAGCCGTTAGAACCTACAGGGATATTATACGGCGTAACGTTGCTGTCAAAATAATAGCACCCGCTTTGTATGTAGTCGTCGAGATTTGTGCCCGCCACCCTTATATTGACTACATTGCGTATTGCGGAAGCGTCCCATAACGCCCCGTCTTGTAATTTAATAGCCTGTCCCATATTACCAATCCCCCCACGTATCGACAACGTCGTACATTAAGATTTTTTGACCGTTGATATAGCAAGCCTTTTGATTTGAGCTTACAAAGAAAATCGCTTGACCGATATCGACGCTCGCTGTTAGCGTAGCGTAATGCCCCAAAGCATTACCCAGCTCGTCTTTTGCCTGTATTTCAAGCTCAAACTCCTTGCCGTTATCAAGCGATATAATTAAATCGTCGCAGTGGTACTCGCCGTTGGAAGCGTATGTCGTTATAGCAGATAAACCGCCCCAGCTACCGCCTTTTTCGCGTATTCGATACCACACATTGTCCATATGGTTTTTATCTGTTCCGTTGATCGTCAGCCGTGAGTAATTACCGTTTACTTTTATAGTCGTTTGACTTTCAAAGTTGTTTAATCTTTGCGCGTCTACATTGATAACGGGCAGATCATAGTCCATTACAACTATATCCATATAGTCAAGAACGGAAATATCTCTGCTGTCATAAGCTCGCACGCTGATTCGTTTAATACCAGCACTTTTGATAGAGCCCATATTTACCACTATATCGCCGTTTATTTCTTCCACTTCTTTACGTAGAGTATCGCAAGTGATAACATACTTCTTTATCGTTGCGCCATTCTTCGCAGTGGCTTTCGATGTGCTTGGAATAGTGATATATAGCTGAGAATATCCCTTCACGAAAACGTGATCATTTGAAGTTATCCCAACCGTAGCGCTGTTGGCGTCTCTATAGGTAAACGAGCCGTATTTAGGCGTACAGTCCATTTCGTTTACATAGTATTTATTGCCGTTGCTTCGTGTTTTTTCAACTCCGTTAAAATCCGCCACAATTGCATAAGTTCCCCACGTAGCGTTAGGTATAGAATTATATAGCTCTGTCTGCTCAGCGTCCGATTCTAAGCCCGTGTATGTGGTTTCGCCATTAACAATCCCAATAATTGGAAGCTGTGCGCCGTTTGCTATAATACGAAATGTAAAAACGCGCCTTAACGGGTTATAAAACTTTAGCGTTACTGGATCGCCAATAGTAAAGTCTGGGCTGTCAGTGCAGTATGGGTAGTCATACGTCGTTACGCTCAACGCAGTGCTATCTGTTGTGAGCTGGCTATCTTTGCGCCGTACACGCGTTTTTATCTTGTACGCGGTGTTTGCTGACAAAGAGCCTATGACGTATGTGCCGTTTTTGGCGTTTGCTTCAAAAGGCCCTTTCCAGTTTGTACCATTGTTTGTGCTGTACCAATAGACGTCAATGGTGCTATCACTCGACCAGTTTACCGAAACGCTGGTTTCAGTCTTTGAGCCAAGACTGTTTTGTGCAGTGGCGTAGCGCGGTATGCTATCCAGCGTCCACTTGTCGCTATACTCTTTAACAGTTCTGCTGTATATGGCTGTGCTGAATTTTACGGTGATTTCCTTGGTGCCGTCAGTATTGTGCGATATTTCCAAATCACCGCTAACAGAGCCTTGTGCTACAGGGAATTTTCCAGTTTCCCAGCTAACACGATCCTTGCTGTACACTGTCTTACCGCCGATAACTACCGTTGTCGGGCCCGTGCTATAATACGTGCTGTCGCCTTTTGCGTATAGTGTCCACGTTATTGTGGACGAGTTTTTCGCGCTCCCGTTAGATTTTTGCGTACATACCAACTCAAAGTAACGCGAATTGTGTTTATCGCCAGTTAGCGTTATTGAATTTGCCATAAATTAACCCTCCTAACTGCTTAATAACAAAAGTCAGTTCGTATTTCAATGGTCTTGGTATTAAGAGCGAGCAAGTCATACCGCGTGCCAACAGCGGGCGTATCACCCCACACATTCACGCCGTTAACTTCGGTAAAAGCTGTTGAGCTCATACCGCCCTCAAACACTATGTAGGCGCTTGTTACTCTGCTGTAAGTGCCAGAATAAACAATATCATCGCTTGAAGTGCCATTCATAGGCGTGGTATACTGCTTTTCTCCGTTGACATACAACGAGATTGATGTGTAGTTGCTCGAACACCAGCAAGTAGTCGTAATGTTTAGCGTTACGGTAGGGCCGTTGATTTCGTTACCCATAGACGGAACAAAAGCCCAGCCTTGCAGATCTCCCGTCAAAACAGGAACGATTTTAAGCGGTGGCATTGTAATTTCGTCCATAGCTTCCAGCTTTTTGGCAAATGTTACGCCCTTGTTTAAGCTAAATACGCGCGTATCTTTCCCGCCTATCTTGGAATATCCCGCAAATTCCTGTGGCGACATAACAGTATAGTCCACCATATTGTTAGACTTTACTAAAATGCCTTGACTGTTGATGTTTACTTGGGTATTCATCACCTCGCCGTTGGCTTGTGTCCACTGGCTTTTGTATTCACCCACTGCAAACATATTGTCAGTAAATGTTGCGTCGCTGTCTGGCGAGCCGTAAAATTCAATGGTGTAATAATTATCCTTGGGTAGCAGAGCCTTGTATTCGTAGTCGGCATAATCAACGGCTGTTCCGCTGGGCACCTCGATTGAATCATATAGCTCCCCGCTGTCGTTGTATATCCTCACATAACAGCTACCGATCGCGTCCTTTTTAATCTTTGTGCTGAACGTGTAGGCTGTTCGCTCTCCGTCGGTGCTTACCTTTACTGGAATAGTCTGTTTGGCTATCTTCCCTCTCAAAGTAAACGAATGACCGCTTAGACCGCCTTTTTTTAAAGCTTCAACGTCGCTTTGGATGTTAAGCGTTCCGTCGCCCTCCAATATCCAGTCTGCGGGAATGTTGTTGGTGTCATAAGCAAACATAACAGAGTTTTTAAGAAGATTATTACCACCGCTGTTTTGTACGCTAAGAATGATGTTGCCCACGTCTTGCAAGATTTTACTGTATTTCTCATTAACAACGCCGTTTTCTTCGTACATATCACTTACCAGCGATTGAATAAGCTGGTCTTGCTTATTAACGATAATTTCAGCGTTTTTAACTCTCTTTGCTATTGTGGTAGCATACTGGTACTGCGTCTGTGTTTTTGTCTCTGCTACGGTTTTAAGCGTTTCCTTTATACCGCCGTCAATAGTCACCGAAAAATTGAACAACGCGGTGTTGAGTATATCGCCTGTGTCGGTCTCAATGTCAAACCCGTCGCCGATCTCATACCAGCCCAAGCCCTCCGTTGTGGCTTCAAAGGGATAGTAACATATACCTTTAAGCGCGTTATAAATCGGAGTTATGGCGCTTTCTCTGTCCTTGTCTAAGATTTCGTTGTTTTCGATCTTAAACTCAGTAAGCCCGTTTACCTCCACGCTTGCGTCGTCGCGAAGATAAACGTTGTCCTCTTGCGGGGTGCGGGCAAGCACAACGCTGTTGATCTCGCCGTATTGATCCTCGATTTTAAGCTTGAACATATTGTCATACGTCAGCTTACCGCCCGTGCTGGTGATCGGTTTAAAATACACCTTGTCGTCGTTGCCGACAATACACGTGCTGGCCGTAGCTTGCGCGATCTGTACGAAAATATCGCGGTAAGTTATGCCGTTTATGTTTTCCCACAGTTCTCTTTCTATTTGCCAGTCGTTATGCACAGCAAAGGCGGTATTTCCAAGCTCTAATCCACAAGCCTCGCAAAGCTTTTGTGTATAAACATACAAGCTTACGGGATAGTCGATTTCAAGCTTGGTATACGGTCTCATAGCGTTTATCATACGATCATACGCTACTATGTTGGTTTCGCCCGTGTCCTTAGTGATAGTCAGCTCGTTTACTAAAAACGTGCCGTATCCTAAATACTCAAAGGCTCCGCTGGGGAGCTTTACACCAAACCCAGCGGATACCCATTTTCCGAGCAAGTTATGTTCGCCGATATACTTAGCCTCTAACTTGCGCATAACCGATTTGCAAAGGCCCCCGTCAGCGCTGACTTTAAACGATATTAAATCGCCGTCGTCGCGTATTGACTGTGCCTCGGTTTCAAGATATGCCTGTAACTCTTTTACGGGCTGAGTCATAGCCGTTTTAAAATCTTCGCTTACTACTATCACTCTAATACCTCCTTTTGCTTACAGGCACAAGATTTACGCTGAAAGGCTTATATCTGCCTTTGGATTTACTATCCAGCTCTGTATCATAGTCGCTGGCGTAGTATTTTGCCGTTGTAGTGCCTTGCGTTCTTACGTCAAACCAAGTCACCTCAAAAAAAGCCTTGTCTAAGATTGCCGTTAACGCGCTCATTTCATCTTCGGTAGTATATCCGATCTCTAACTGAATTTTGGGAAAGATACCGATCAGTGTTGCGCGTACGTCTCCCGACATATTACGTTCACTGTCTTTCCAGAGCTTAGCACGTCCCACTTTATAACTAACAATATGCGGTATTCTTACACCGTCAATCAGTAATAAATCGCCCGTGTAAATCACGCAAACACCACCTCTCCGTTAGTTTCAAAGGATTTTTCTTTGCCGTATTCGATAAACTTATCAAATATAGCCTCGTCGCCGAGCTTAACAACAAGATTCATACCACCGCCAGCTCCGTTGAGCTTTTCGCCGATCTTATCCGCGAGCTGTTCTATCCAGCCCGTGTTACGTTCCAGAGGCATAACCGCTTCCTTACCAGCTTCGCCGACCATTGCGTATGTGGGTTTATCTACAATACCGCCACGCGCCAGTTTGGGGATTTCGGGAACGGGCGCTCTCCAAGTCAGCCAGCCGAAAGGCATAACTCCGAGAATGTTAATGTTCTGGATAGTATCTAATATGCCATTTAAGCCCTTAAACGGCAGACCGATAACGGTGTTTATACCAGTTATAAGGCCGTTTACAACGGTTTTAAACACTGATATAATACCATCCTTGATGTTTACGAAAACTTCTCCAAGAGGCGAGAATACATTAACAATACCTTGCCAAGCTTTGGAGAATATGTCCGAGAAGAATTTAGCGACGGTGGAGAACACAGAACAGATACCGTCCCACGCGTTTTTCGCGCCGTTCTTTAAGCCGTCCCAAAGTCCAGTAAAGAAGCCCACAATAGGCTTAATTACGTTAGTGTTAAACCAGTCAGCTACAGAGTTCCAGACGCTCTTTATTCCGTCCCAGAGACCAGTAAAGAAGCCAACTACAGGCTGTATAACATATGTGTTAAACCACTCCGCAACGGCTTCCCACGCGCCTTTGATTGCTTCCCAGCATTGTACAGCGACCGCGCTTATCTCGTCCCAATGCTTAACACACAGCGTAATTATCGCAATAATCGCCGCAATTGCACCCACAACGAGCGTGATCGGTGACGTTAATACCGCCATTATTCCGCTGAATATTCCTGTAACGGTGTTGCACACGGCCATAGCGACGTTATATGCCACCAAAGCACCAGCAACGATTCCGATTGCTATACCCACAGATTCAATAATTGTCATAGCTATTTCGTTTTCGGAGATCCACTTTAACGCATCACCTATACCGCTTAAAACACTGACGATAACACCGCCAGTCCAGCTTGCAAAAGGCTGTAAAATGTTATCCCAAAACCACATTATCATAGGCTGTACGTCAATTATTGCTTGATTGACTATCGCCAAAGCTCCGCTGAGCAAATCAAAAAATGCTGGCATAACATCTTCTATCGTCCAAGCCATAAACGGCTGTAAAACGTTGTCGTATGCCCACTTTAAGCCCTCCCATATTGCGCCAGCTATAGGCTCTATGGCTGTTTTAAGGCCCGTAAAGGCGTTTATAAGGTTAGTAAAGTTAATCCCCTTACCAAGCGACGAAAAAGCGCCCTTTATACGATCCACTAAAGCGTCGGTCGAGCTTTCCACTAAATCCAAGCGGGCGTCGTACTCGCTAAGATCAAAGTCCACGCCAACCGTAGCACCGCCACCAGCTCCCGCGCTGTCGTCTTTGTTCTCCGTCAGCACGTTCATTTCGTCAAAGCCCGCCAGCGAGCCTTTGAGCTTCTTTGCGTTCTTTGTAGCGTCTGCCAGACCACCGCTTATATTGCTTGCGCTTTTGCTTATGTTTTCGGCTTCATCACTTGCGCTTGTATTGGAAATGCCCAAAAAGTTACCAAGCTTATCCGCAAGCGGGCTAATGGCGTTCAGTGCGTCCGTTGCTACCCTTGCCATAGCATTAAGCCACGGTAACACAGCGCTCACTATAGGCATAAAAAACTTGGAAAGCGATATGCCCAAATTGGTAACTTGCTGTTTTAATGACCTAAGCTGGTTGCTGGGTGAGTTTATGGTACGCGCCAAGTCGCCTTGGGCGTTGCCTGTTTGTTTTAATATAGCCACATACCGCGCCAGTACCTTTTGTTGCTGGGTTAATTCAGCGCCGTTTTTAGCGATACCTTCACTGTATGCGACCTGTTTTATGGTATTTTCGTCAACGAGTATTCCGAGGGATTTTAAAGGCTCTGTTTCGCCCGTTATTCCAGCCCTTAATTTATTAAAAGCCTCGGCGCTGTCAAGGTTATAAAACGACGCCATATCCTCGGCCAGAACAGATATACCCTTGGACATTTTCAAAGCGTTGTCCTCGGCTACGCCCATCGAGCTGGTCATATTGTATATGGTGCCGATGTTCTTTTGCATTGCCACGGCATTAAGCCCCAGTGTTTTAGATACCTCGTCACTCCACGACCGCACAGCTTCTTCGTTGTCGCCCATAACAGTTCTAAACAACGAGTCGCTTTCGATCGCTTCCATACCGCTTGTAATAGAGTCCTTAATAACTTTGCCTATACCCAGCGCAACAATGCCTGTTTTGAGCTTTTTAAACACAGAGGAAACGCCCGACGCGCCTTTTTGTGCGCTTTTCTGGAGGCCAGAAATGCTTTTATTGGCTTTGTCCATTTCTTTGCGTAGCTCGTTGGTGTTGGCTGTTATTAAGACCTCTAATTCGTCAACTGTCAACTATAACACCTCCCATTTTGATAGTGTTTCGACGGGCTTGGCGTTCCATTTCCTCGTCCGTCATAGGCTTTAAGTCGGTGTCGTTTTCTGTAAAAGGCTTTGAGGGATAGTGTTTTGGATTATTAAAGGCGTACGCGACGTACTTACCCAACATCCAGTTAAGCGTATCTTTTTCCTTAAGCCTTTGCTGTTCTCTTTGATTAAATACTTTGATATGTTTTACCCATTGCTTGGGATTTAAGCTCCAGAAATAGTGCAGATCAAGCCCTATCGCTATAGCGTCTGCTTCCAGCTCCCGCCACATATCACCAAAGAATTTTACAGCTTGTCCATTTCCTCGATCATCATAGCTTGACGTTTCGCTTTCAGCTCGCGCACCTTCGCCAAGTCCACGTCCCTCGATAAAAAACCCCCGTTAATCAAAGCCTCCATAATATCCATAACCAGCTCGTCCTTATCGTTTTCCTCCAGATAAGCGTCGATTGTAGAGAGGGCCACGGCTTTACTAACACCGTGGTTGCCATTATCGTCGATCATACCCTTCTGGACGAAAAGCGCCAGATTGCCGATTGTGGTATCGGATATACAGTTTTCTATAGGCAATTTCTTTGCCTGTTCGATTTCATCAACGCGTGTAGCGTTATATTTCAAATTCAGTTTCATAATATCCTCCATTGATTTGATTTAAAAAAATAGGGCGATCTATGAAAGACCGCCCCATATAAATTTACGCTTTGCTTGCAGTATAAACGGGCTTACCGCTTACACGAATAGTAGCAGAGAAGGTAGCCAGACCGTCGGGAGTCTTTTCTCCGTCCTTAAAAGACTTCAAAAAGCCATTGAAAGTCCAAGTAGCACCGCTGGGATATTTTACTTCCCACTGCTCCATAGACTGGCTCTCGGCAAGTGCCAGCATTTTCTCGACGTTGGATTCCTCCTTGATGTTACCAGCAAGAGAGACCTCGCCAGCGTCCTTAGAGCCCGCAATAAACTCCTTGTAGTTATCGGGGCTATCCAGATCGGTGGCGTCGATTTCTTCGCTCTCTACACCGATTTCACCAATCGAAGTAAGGTTAGCGATTTTCAAATCTTCGGTTTCATCCCCGCCCTTTTTCTTGGTAAGGGTGGTACCCATAGTTCTTTGAGCACTCATTATGCATTCCTCCTTTATACTTTCTTGGTAAATCTACACGCAATGTGGCGCAGATCACCTATGTTCGGTACGTCGTTTGAAAACGACATAATATATAGATTAGACCTCATTATTCCCTCAACTTGGGATAACGCCGTACTTGCTGTCACGCTATCCTCAGCCCAGATATCGATTTGGATTTCTACATCTTGGCTGGATATATCGCCGTCCAAGTCGGCGGTTACAGCGTTATTACCGACGCCGAATATAACGGCGGGTAAATCTGTAAACACAGCGGGTTTACTTTGCGCAACGAAATAAGGTAGCTCTTTCAAACTGTTGTATACGTCTGTCTTTGGTAAATACATCATTGACCTCCTTTGCTGTTTGGTTTCAGCTTGGTTTTAACACCGTCTTTAAACATTTGCTTTATGGTTTTTTCGTTTTCTTTCAGCGCTGGATACATATACGGCTGAGCTTCTTGGCCCTTGGTATAAATCCATTCGCCCGTGCCCTCGTCAAGATAAGCCCAGCCTTTGTCTTTATATTCAAGGCTGAGCCCTTTGACGTCGTATGGATATGTGCCGTTACCTTTAATGCCCGTGCCAAATTCGACATAAGGAGCGTATTCTACGTTAGTGTAGACCCGCCCCTCTATCGATTTAGCCGTTTTTTTGACTTTCATATGGATACTGCCCGCCAACTGCCCCGTATCGGTCGGCGCCAGCGCTTTTGCCTGTCCGTGTACCAACTGCGTGGCCTTGGTGACAATATCCACAAGCTCCATATTTGCAATGTTGTTAAAACGCTTTGTTAAACGGTCAACGCCTTTTATACTTACGTTCGCCAATCCGTACCCACCACGAGAATGTGGCTATCGCGGTTATATATGCTCTTTACCGCATACAACTGGTCGTTGTAGAAAATTATATCATCCTTTTTCAGTCCGCTATAATCGGTGGTAATAGAGATACTAACCTTATAGTCCAGCCCGTAGTCCTCCTGTATTTTTTCACAGTTTGAAAAATTGACGTTACCTTTAAACGAATTTTTAACGGCATAGCCAAGCGTTTTAACGTCTCCTTCTGCGTCTGTTTCTGTGCGCTTATCCATTAAGTGGATTTCTTTATCGTAAAACGTCTTAGCTATTGCCGTTTTCATTGTTTGCGGGATGAACAACCTTGATCCTCCTATATCTACTAAGCAACTCAGTAAATCCAGTGAACAACGCCTCGTCGCTTGTTGTGGCAAAGTACCTCGTCACCTCGTTGGCGTAAGATACAGACTGTCCATTGTCGCTCACGCTGGATATGGCACGCTCAATGTCAGTGCCGTTATCTTTAGCGTTAAGACACCGCGCAAGACCTGTGTTAACAATGTTAGCAAGAATACGTTCCGTTTTGGCTGGAATCGCGTCACAGCACAAATAGAGCTGTACCCGATTCATTACCTCGTCGATTACAAAATCAATCAAGCCCGCGTTTGCTTGCTCGATCTCATCAAACTTAGTGTTGATGATTTTTAAATACCCTTTAATCTTTGCACTTGTTTCGTCCATACTAACACCTCCTTTGCGTAGTATTGGCGTTTATTTGCCCTCTGCGGGCTTTTTCGGCTTGCTCTGTGTCTTTTCCTCGACGCGCTCGTAAACGTCGCTGTGCTTCAAATATTGGGGGATTAAAGAGGCGTTTGTTACGTCCTCAATAATCCCCGTTACCTTATGCTTAAATTTCATACCATCACCGTTTGACTTTTCTTTGTTTTATTTTTTCTTAAAAAGTATCTGCGTACTTAATAAGATCGGGCATAACTGCCTTGGTACCCTTGGAGAAGAAAAGCTCCAGCGCGATATCGTTGGAAAGAGGAATCTTCTCTGCGTCGTATTCGTCGGTGGTTACAAGCTGTGCAACAGCACCCTCGATCATACAAATGGCGGGCTTGGTCTGTCTGTGGTTAGAGTAAATTCTAACCTTGTGGAAAAACTCGTCCTTCAAACCGCTGAGGCTGTTGGGTACAGAGTCAATATAGTTCTGTACAGCGGAATATACAGCGGGAGAAACGGTAACGACGATCATATCACGGTCTACACCGTCTACGAAGTCGTTCTTGGTGGTCTCCACTGCAAGGATCAATTCCTCCAGCTTTTCTGCCACGGTCCCCTTGGTAAGAGCTACGGCGGTACCTTCCTTTTCAGCGCAAGCAAAAAACTCACCGTCAAGGTAAGCGATCATACGCTTAATGTGGTTAGCCTTTCTCTTTTCAGCCATACCAGCAAGGCCGTAGAGCTTAACGTCCTTCTTGGAAAGTTCCTCTACAATTTCCTTGTCGGTATCAACGGAAATAGTTGTCTTACCGCCGTTATCCAGCGCCTTACCCTTACCGCCAGTACGCGCGGTACCGAGATCGTCGACGGTGGCGTTCTTGAAGCGGTTGATCTCTACAGTACCAGTAGTAGCGTCACCGCTGTAGTTCTTGTTCTTAATCTGCTCGGAGATCGCGCCCTTCTGTACGGCTTCAATAACCTCACCGTAAGTCTCGGCGAGCTTGTCCTTGGTTTCTCCGTTTACGAATATATTCAATGCATCCTGTCTTGCCATTAAAAATCACACTCCTTTATGTTTATAGGCATTAAAAAGCCGACATAACCTTTTTAGGCTTGTCGGTGTTGGTGTTGGTATTAGAAAAGTCGGTGGGTGGTGTGCCTTTCAGCTTGTCGGTAACGCCGTTTTCAACTGACTTGTTATAGGTTTTAGCCAGCCTTTCGACGTTTTCCTTTGTTTTGGTTTCGTCTAAGTCTACGACAAAATCAACTAAATCAATGGGGATATTCTTCTGGCTCAGCAATTCCTGTGCTGTCAAGCGTCTTTCACGGAGGGTTATTGCATCCTCGCGCGCCTTTAGCTCTGCCTCACGCTTCTGCTTTGCCTCGCTTTCGCGCTGTTCCGATGTTAGCTGGGCCTGTCTGCGTTCCTCTGCGATTGCTTGCGCTACAGCGTCCTTTACGGCCTGTTCGTTCTTTACTCTTTCTTCGCTTCGGATTTTTCCAGCCAAGTTATCCAGATCGGCTTGCGTGAAAGTCTTTCCAGCGTTCTTGTCCTCGTTTGTAACGGTATTCGCTGTATCTACCGTTTGAGTAGTGGTCTTGTTATCTTCCATAGATAACTCCTTTCTTCCGTTTTACGCCCGTCGGCTTATATATGAAAAGGACGGTATAAACCGCCCTGTTTCAACTGTGTTATATTGTTATAATTCCCGTGGTGTCGGTGAATGTGTTTGAATTAGTAGGTATAACTTCTATCGTTGCCAATACCAAGCCTTGTGATGTTTACTTTTCTTGTAGCCTTGTTGATTGTCACAAAGTCAATAGCGTGGCTTTTATCGTCATTTGCTACAGTGTGCTTTGTTGCATCATCGTAGGCAATGCCCGTATGATCGGATGTGATTGTGATTTGTGTAAATCCCATTGCCGTTCCTTGGCTATCATCCGTTGTGTTTGTTGCTATACCTGTATAAATCCTATCTCTATGGATATGACCGCTAAACCAACCGACAACATCCGCTTTGTTTGCAGACGAGCCGTTGATATAGTTCTTTACAACAGTTCGCACCTCTGCGGAATTACTGATTAAGGCGTGATAGTGATTTGAAATAGGCTGATGAGAAATAAACACAACCGCCCAACCACTTTCATTGAAAGTCAAAGCAGTATTCTGTAACCAAGAAATCTGCTCTGCTTCAACCGTGCTATCGTTGGTATCTAATACAACCCATCTAACCTTGCTCGCTATATCATCGACATAGTAATATGTGCCGTCACCGCCAAAATGCTTATTTTGAGCAATGGATTCTTCTCGTAAGAATAATTCGTAAATCTGTGCATCCGTATAATGATATTCATCTCCAGTTGCAGACGAAACATTCCAAAATCCATCGTGATTGCCTACCGCTCTGCAAAATCTTCCGTTTGGAATATAGGACATAATTGTATCAAATGCTTTATCTTGCTCAATCATAACGGCTTCACTTTCAATATAACCGTTTGAAATGCTATCACCGCCAAAGAAGCAATAAGGAATATTACACTCTTTCATTATGTGAGCAATGAGTATACCTGCGTATCCGTTTCGTTGGTGGTTATCACTAAAGAAAGGGAATGTTACGCAATTTCTGCCGACTTGCAAAGCTTTGATTTTTGATATACAAGCATCCACGGCACTCTGCCAAAATGTAGGAACAGTAAGCGAGTCGCTTTCCGTCTCAAGTGCGGTCACACGGTTTGAAACCTCTGCAATATCGGTCTTGTTTTCATTAACCTTAACAAGCAAATCAACATAGTTGCCACCACCGCCTCCGCTTGCAGAGGGAGTAAGCCCCGTGTCATACCATTCCGATACGGTTTCTTCTACCTCGGAGTATGTAATCGGTTCGTCATGGGTTACAATTAACTCCTTCAAATTTTCATTTGTAAGTGCAGATGCTAAAATCGTAGAAGAAAACTTAAAGTAGTTACCGCTATTAAGAGCCTTACCGAAAGCATCTACAACATAATAATCACCCTCTTGTGTCCAATCAGAAGCATTGATAGTTCTGTTGCCCAGACTGCCCGTAGTTCCAGAGGTGTTTGTGTAATGGGTAGTTTTCGATGCATTCACAGGCAGGCGATTAACGTAGATTTTATCTACGTTGACACCATTTGCAAGGATATAATCGTTAATCACAAATGAACCTTCTGCTGCGGATGTTGTACCGCTCGAGTTCAATCGTTGGTTAAGCGTTACGTTGGTGGGATTTCCATCCGAACCAAATTTAATTAAATTTGTGAAGTTCGGCACGGTCTTGATGCCTGTTTCCGTCCGATACGCCCAAATCGTACCCGTTGTGCTTAACACATAAGACTTGCTTGTGTCGGTCATATCTTCCACACTGTCCACAGTTTCATAAGACGTACCGCTGTTTTCTCCCAGCGCATCGTTAACAAGATCGGTCACGGCTTTCTGTGACATCACAAGGCTTTCGCTTTGTCCTGCTTCTTGGGTGACAGATATCCTTGTAGCCAATCCGTTTATAATGTTTCCACTCTTATCGTGAGCGGTAACTCCCGATGCAAGTGTTTCGGGCGTTACTGAATCGCTGGTTAAATCAATAAGGGTATTTCCTCCGTATGTGACTTTATTTACCGCCATAGCTCATCACCCGATTGTAACTGTCACACCACCCGCTGAGTTATTACTCTCAACATAAGGGATGGGTGCAACAGTGACCTGTGAAAGATGAGTATATCCAGAATCGGGCAAAACGGTCTGCTGTACAGTGGCGGGTGTGACGCTCTTGGTCTGTGATTTGACCCCCTCCGATCCGCTCATTGTTCCCTCAACACCAAGGATGGTCACACCATCACGAATGTTAGAAGGGACAAGCTTTGCTTGCTCTGTGGAATCAATCTGCACCGTTCCGCCTCCATCGTGATAACCTTGGGGAACGGTATATTTGCCCGCTTTGGTGCTTATTTTGCCAGCTACAGCACCGTTGTTTTTCATTGTACCTGTGACTTTAACGCCCTTGTTGTATGCGGTCTTTGTGGCAAGGATTTCCGCCTCTGTGGCGGTCGCATCCTGTGTATTAGCATCAAAATCACAAGTGCCAGTTATCTTCTCGCCGTCAGCTCCGTGAGCTGTTATGCCTTTAAGCAGTTTGTCCGCTTTGACGGAATCTGTTGTTAAATCAATAAGGGTTTCCCCTCCGTATATTACTTTTGATATTGCCATATTAAATCTCCTTTGCTATATACACGGTATTACCACCGCTGGTGTTGCTTGTTTCAAAATAAGGGATTGCCAACAAGGTGATATCCTTGTCGAGATATTTTTTTGCAGTGGGCAAAGTCTGTGCTTCCACCTTTGGTGTGGCCGTGTATTCACCCTCATAACGCTCCGCGGGGTCTACATAGTCTGTCACCACTTGAAGCTGTCCGAAGTCGGTAGAAAACGTATTGTCGCTTTTGCTAAAGTCTACAGAAATATTCCCAGAGTAACCAGTCTCGGAGAATGTTACATTCAACTTCACGTTATCACCTCATCGTCAAGGCATCGTGCAACGCTTGTTTTTATAATGTCGCTGTTTTTTACGTCGCCGTTCGTGAATAAAACTCGCAATTGGATTTCCACAGGCGATTTAGAAGAAAACGTGAACGTATCTTCTTGCGACAACTTTACTGTAACGACGTTTCCGTCGATCTGTACGTCGTTTTCCGTTTTCTTGATTATAACGTCGCCGTTCTGGCTATACACAACTCTTGTTTTTTTAATCAATTTAGCATCAAACGGCAACTTGAATGTGTGTGTCTTGGTTGTTCCTCTCCCCATTTTGCCTCCCTTCGTTCGTTTTACGCCCGTCGGCTAAGTGTATGAAAAAAGCACCCCGCAATAGCGACGTGCTTTAGTCATTGATGTTATTTTGCCACATAATGTGGGCATTTTGTTTTATTGTGCCATATGTCTTTGGGTATGCCATCTTGAAAACTAATACAAAAATGATTATCGGGGTGACTACCGTCATAAGGCAACTCGTCGTCCTCTTCTCGATACATATCGTCGTAGTCCTTATAATAAAATAAACAACTTTTGCAGTTATCAAACATTTAAAACCTCCGTTAACATATCTATAATGTACTTGGGCAAATCCTCGCCCAGATCATACATCGCAAATGCCTCAGAGAAAAATTCGCGCTCGTTTTTTTCGGCATACTTAGAAATATTGAAAATATCTCCGTTAGTTTTCGCTTTTTCAAACGTGTCAGCCACTTTGTGGCGTAGCATTTTATATTTAGCGTCGTTGGCGTTGCTTCCTTTTTTCAAGCCGATACGCTGTGCGCTCAATATATGCCCGTATTCGTGGGTGATAGTACCACGAACACCGTAACCGCTACTTGAAACAGTCCAACGTTGAAACAAGTTATCTCTTTTCAGCTCTGCAATATTTCTTTCAATGCCCACTCTGTCCGCGAGAGAGCTTGCGCGCCACTTATCCCGCAGTATATTTATTTTGGCCTTATTGTTATTAACGTGTTTATTCCAATCAAACGGCTTTTTTGTACCGTTGATAAACGCTCGGTCTATTTCTATGGTGCGGGAATTAGATTGCGCGTTGGCACCCACCAAATCAACGACGCGTATATCTTTCAGTTTTTTCGTTGGGTATTTTGCTGTTAGATGTTCAAGCGTATCATTTACTGTTCGTGCTCTGCCTAAATCGGTGGCACCTTCAAAAGATACGCGTTTTGCGTACTTTTTGGCGCGCTTTTCTTCTTGCTGGATATCTATATTAACATATTTTTCTTGGTTTTTCAACACCACGCCGTTACTTTTAGGAGATTTTTCCTCGTTGTATAAACCAAGTCCGTTCTTTTCAGCCCATTCCTTATACGACATATTGTCGATTACCTTGGTTTTGCCTGTAACGGGGTCTCTGGCGCGCCGTTTCAGCGTCTTTTCCACTTCCTCGCCCATATACGCCCTTGTTTTACTTCGGCAATTCGGATGCATAGGCGGGAAGTTTTTACCGACCTCGCGCTCTTTGAGAGGGATAACGCTGTTGTCCAGCTCTTGGCAGATCGTGCTTGTGCGGGTATCCAGCGTAGCCATAAACACATACTTCTCTACATCCATTTCCTCGTAAGCCATAGCGTCGGCTTCGTTGTTGAAATGGTTAGTCTCGGTGCGCACCAGCCTATCTGCGTAGTATTTAGCCACATCAAAGCGTTCACGTATCTGTCGGGAAGTCTTGGCGATACTTTGTCCGCTTGTTAAAGCACCGCCGATGATCTCGCTTAAGCTCTCTGCCAATAGATCGGTGTTACCCCATATACGCTGACTATAGTTTTTCCCGCTCCACTTTTCATTAAGCAGAGCGGACATCATATTATCGTCAATGGTTGAAAAGCCGAAGTCGTATCCCGTTCCCATTTGCGCGTCGTATATGCTTTTATAGTAGGTATCGCTAACAACGCGCCTGTAATGCTCTGTGTGCGCTTTCAGCTCTTGGGGGTATAGTTCTTTGGCCTTGGCGTAAATCTGCGCCTGTATTTGCTCCAGTCGCGTTATACGGGCTTTATAGTTGCCCTTAACGTATTTATCCAGCCCTTTGCGCTTTAAATCCTCCCAGAGCTTGGCAGATTGGCTCTTGGTAAGTAGCGCTTTAAGGCTTTGTTTATCTAAGCCCGTAGCCTTGGAATAGTTTTGGTATATGTTCTCTATATCCCGCTGTATATTCCGCTGGGCTTGGGCGTACATTTTGTTTATACGCTCGATATACTCTTGGCTTTGCTTTTCGGCTTCAGTAAGGCGTTTTATGGCTCGCTTATCCCAGTATTTTGAGGATGCCATAGCTTACACCCCCTTACACTTCGTCTGTCTCGGTTTCTTCCTCTGCCACCGTTGTTTCCTCTGCGTTTGCGTCGGATGCCTCATTGGCGCTAAATGCGTCGTCAAAGGCGGGTTTCGGCTTTGCCTCGTCCTCTTTGGCTTTCAGCGCGATGATCTCGCTTGCGTCCTTGATAAAGGAGAGCTGGGAAATAAGCGTTTCAGCGTCCACAAAGTCGGCAAGGTTATTGATCATCTGGGATATTTCAAAATCGTTAGAGGGAAGATTACGTTTAAATACCGCGTCCACTTCCTCAACGGGTACAAGGGCCATTTTTGACTGAGTAAACAAGAAGTTGTTATACAGCTTAAAGCGTTCCATAAGGCCCTTTTCCATATAGCGCTCTTTGTTTTTTATATTCTGTTCAAAGGCAAGGAGCTTATAGCGTATAGCAACGCCAGAGCTGTTACCGACAAAGTTATTGTCGCTCATATTGGGTACCATAGATATCTTGTGTATATCGCTTTCGATATTCTGGCGCAATATATCCACGTCGCCCTCTTGGAGCGTCTTGATAAGGTATTCCACCTTACCGTCTACGGGGAGATTAGCCAGCATACGGCTTTCCCGTAGCATTTCGGCTTGTTCTGCGTCAAAATCCATACCATAAAGACAGAGAATGGCATCAACGAGCTGTTCTTTGTCGTTGATACGATCGCTTTGTAAAAGGTTATATGCGTCTATAAGGCTGATTACGGGCTCAAAGTCGCCTAAAAACTCTGGGTTATTCTTGTAACAGATAATAGGCACGTCGCCGAAAGCGTGTACTTCGTCGGTGCCTACTTGCTGTAAGCTCTTGGAATAGGATTTATACACACGCTTAATGCGTTTATCTACATAGATGATCTCCCAATACTTGAACGTAGCGCCTTTCTTGATCGGGCGGTAGATAAGACCGAAGAGCTTATTATGCTCCACGGTATCGTCGTACACTATAACAGTGTTCTTGTTATCGGTCTCACAGCTCTTGGGCTCCGCGTTCTCATTGGCGTATACATACTCATACTGCAAGCCGAATATAGATACATCCTTGGCTATTTCGCTGTCCAGATCGTTGATTGTCTGCTTTTTATACGCATCCAGCAAAGGCTCTATATCGTGGCCGTTGCTTGGCTGATAGTCCACGGGATTTCCGAGAAGATAGCCCACGTTTGTATCGGTAATATACTTTGCGTGGTTTACCATTACCTTGTTATTGCTGAGCCTATCATCTTTGTTACGGTCAAATATGCTGTGCTTACCAAGATAATAGCGCTCCAGCATTTCAAAACGCCCTTTAAAGCGTTCGTTATAGTCGATCACGTCGTTTAGCACTTGGTTAGTGATTGGCGTGTCCTTGGGTAAAGTATACATTTTGCACCTCTTATAAGCCTCTCGGTTTCTTAATAACCGTAGGCGTTTTAACTCCTTTAATGTATTTGTTTAAACCGTACCGCATAGCGTCAAGGGTATGGTTGAAAGTATCTACAGGCTCGTTTATGTATTCGCCCGTTTTCTTGTCCTTTTTCCACGTGTAGTTTTCCAGTTCTTCTTTTACCTTGAAGCACCGTTCGTCTACAATCAATTCATATTGCTGTATCCACTGTATACCGTGTATTACGCTGTCCTTGCCTTTTTCGGTGGGCTCAATATTGACACCTTTATCCCGTATCTCGTCAATAGACTTACGCTCGGCGCAGTCGCCGTAGGATTTGTCTTTGTGTAGCCCTAAATCGGCCATTGTTTCGGCTATCTCGTTGTTTTTCATACCGCGCTTAACATATTCGCCCGTTACATAAATACGCTTCTGTACGGGGTCTATAAAGCCCCACACTATCGCGGAAGGGTCGTTGATATAACCAAAGTCAAGCCCGATCCAGCGCTTTAATCCCGCCACGGTTTCCTCGCTTACGATCTTGGTGGTATATACGGGGAATACCAGCTTATCCAGCGTGGCAAACTCACCGAGGCAATATATACGGTAATATGCTGGGTTACGGTCTTTCAGCCGTTCCAGCTCTGTGCGGTAATCGTCGGATAGAAACTTATTATCGCGGTACGTTGTTTTAATAACCTTGACGTTGAGAGGGAGCGCACGCACAAAGAAATAGTCATATACCCAGTTCTTTTTACTAATCGGGTTAAACATTAGGTATATCTGCAAATCATCCACCAAGGCACGCAAACGCAAATTAAGCTGTGTAAAATCATCCTCGGTCAGCTCTGTGGCTTCCTCAATAACGATATCCGTTATACCGTCAATGGATTTAATCTTTTCGGGATCGTCCAATCCCTTAAATAAAAAAATAGAGCCGTTTGGTAGCTCTATCTCATAATCGCTCTTATTTATTCTGCAAGCGTCATAAAACCCGCTGGCGTGTAGATGGGAGATAAGTAACGCCCATATACTGTCTTTGATCGTGCGTTGTATCTTTCGTATTACCAGTACCTTGCGCTGGTATTTTAACGCCTTTAGTAATATCTTCTGCGTGGCGCCGTAGCTCTTTCCAGAGCCAGCACCGCCGTAGTATACCTCTATACGCTTTGAGTAATCAGCAATGCTCTCATATACCCAGTCGTTAAATATAGCGGGATTTAATCTTTTTGCCATTAAATAAACCAGTCGCTATCTATAATTTTGACGTTCTGGTTTTCAGTAGGCTTCTCGCCCACAGTATCGCGTATGAATGCTCCCGCTGGTATATCGCCTTTCATTGCTTTCTGGGCTATTGCTATTAGAATGGCGTCCTCTACTGTGATGTTCTTTCCCTTCAACGACTGAAAGTTTTTGACCTTGTCCAGATCAACTTCTTTCCCGCCTCCAATTGGCATAGACAACAGCATTTCAAGGCGCTCACGCATTTCTTTCTTGCGTCGCCTTGCTTCCACCGAGGCTTTTCCGCCTTTCGACTGATCCTCGGCAGTTAATTTGTAGCCGTTTTCCGCGCTTGCTGGTATCAAATTCTGCTCGTTTGCCATTCTATCACCTCCTGTTTATTTGCTTATAAGCATCGCCTTTTCTCCCGTGAATGTCTCCCAGCGATTTATGATGGCGTCGCAGTATTTCGGGTCGTACTCCATCGTGAGACATTTTCTGTTTAACTGTTCGCAAGTAATAAGCGTTGACCCGCTACCGCCAAACAAATCAAGCACGATTTCGTTTGGCTTGCTACTATTTTTCACCAATCTGGCTATAAGTTTAATGGGCTTCATAGTAGGGTGCAAATCGTTCACGCTCGGTTTGTCCTCGTTTATAATGGTGGTGCTACATTTATCACCTATAAACTGTTTTACCAGTTCGATAAGTTCTTCTTTTTTCAGTTTCTTTACGTCGATTCCCTTATCCTCAAACACCGTCGATTGCGTTCTGTCGTCTATGAAGTAATGTTTTTCGCCATCTTTCCATCCGTATAAGCACGGCTCGTGTTTCCAATGATAGTCCTGTCGGCCGAGAATAAACGTATTTTTGTTCCAGATGAGCTGTTCTCTAACCCTTAGCCCAGCCCTGTTTAGTGCTTGCTCAAAGTTTATGTGTTCTCTGCTTGCGTACCAGATGTAAAATGCACCACCGCATTTTAAGTTCTGCTCTAAGTTTGTGAAGCAACTTGTTAAAAACTCTTGGAATTTTTCACTTTCCATATCGTCGTTTTCAATTGTCATTCCCTTGGAGTTTTCTATTGCCACATTGTACGGAGGGTCTGTAACCACAAGATCTGCTATCTCGTTGCCCATAAGTTTTTGAACATCTTTCGCGCTGGTGCTGTCTCCGCACATTAGCCGATGTCGGCCCAACTGCCAGACCTCACCGAATTTTGCGATAGGCTCGCTTTCCTCGTCGATTTCGGGAGCTTCGTCCTCTACGACTTCTTCCTGTTCCACCTCGTCGATGGGAAACTCAAAGTCAAAGTCAAACGCGCTTAAATCCACGGCGCCAAGTTCCTCAGCCAGAATATCCATATCCCACTCGCTTTCGTTTGACTTATTGTCAACGATACGCAGTGCGTTTACTTCTTCTTCGGTGAGATCATCCGCGCATACACACGGCACTTTCTCCATTTTTAACTGCTTCGCGCCGAGCAGTCGGCAATGGCCGATAATAACGACGTTGTTTTTGTCGATTACCAACGGCTGAACGAAGCCGTACTTATCAATGCTGGTTGCTACGTTCTTGATCTGCTTCTTATCGTGCTTTTTGGTATTCTTCTCATACGGGATAAGCTCGTCTACGCTTTTGTATACTATGTTCATTCTTTGCTTTCCTTTGCGGGTTTTTGCTTGGGCTCCTTCACCACGATTTGATACTTGGTGCCGTAAAGAGTAATAAACACCTTCCCGTCCTTATCGGGCGTTACCTCGATTACGTGTGCGTTCACTGTTCTTTCCTCCTTTGCAATAAGTAAAGGCCACCCGTTTCCGAATGGCCCTTTTTGTCATTTTACATTATATCATAGAAGTTACTGTACATTCACTGTACCTTTTCAAAATTTTTATATCTTTTTTTATTTTTGGATAATGATACTTCCAGATCGTTTGATCGTCCCTGTTGTACCGCTCCGCGACCGCACTCACCGCCCGCGATATTCTTACGCCTTTAACTACGATCTCATAATATAAGGCGTATTCAATACCGTTCATTTTGCTTAGTGCGTCGTTCATCATATTTACGTATTGCTGGAGCTTGTCGACGATCTCTCTTTGGTATTCGATCTCGTCCGATAGGCTCCTTCCTGTGCCTATATCAACCTCGTGCAGTTCGTGTACATAGTCTGCCATATTGTCGTTATTGTGCTTCCCGCTGTTCACCATCACTTCTTTGAGCTTTGCGGTTATCGGGAAGTATTTACAATATAAATCCTCTTTACGATCCATAAGCAGACTAAGCCTTGTCTTTGCCATTTCCAGCTCACACTTTGTATTGGTATACGTCCTTATGGTATCCATTAATCCTCCTATTTCCTACCTTGATAACCCTTTAGGGCTCTGTCGTGTTCTCTTTGCAGTTCGAGATATTCGTCCTCGACGTCTGCTTCATATTCCGCGGTAAAAAAGATATAATCGCAATCTTTATTTAAACAACGCCTTTTCCTGTAAACCGCTTCACAATCTCTTTTTGATCCGATTACTTTTACATCATTACCGCATATGGGACAATTCATTTTCTGCTCCTTTCATCTTTCGCCTTTGAGATGTTCAATCTCAAAATCAATGTACTGCTTTGCTTTTTCCAGATCCTCTATGCACTTTTCCATAAGTGTCATTCCCTCGCTTTCCTTATGTCCAGCTCTTACAATGTACTTGACCGCATTGCCGAGAGGGAAATCAAGGCTCTTGTCAAGGATAAAGTCTATAGTCTCAATCTTGCCGTAGGTATAGTGAGAGGGATGTTTTACGTTTTCAGCCATTTTTACCTCCATCGTTCTTGTTGCCATCGGATACCTCGTCCAACATCTCAATAGCAACGTATAATGCCTCACGGACATCTTTGTTTGCTACAAGGGCAATCCCCTCGATCACCCCTATAGCACGTTCCATCAGCTCTTTTTGCTTTTTAGTCATTGTTGTTTCCTTTCTCCGTAACTGCAAAAATCGTCATCGTTTGTGTAATCACGAATAAGACCATTCTCGGGAGCTTCGCATCTTCCTTTACATCCCATTCCGTCCCAATAGACACAATCCTTGCACCGCACCACTTCCACCACATCGGCGGTGGGGATTCGATCAAGTATCATATTAACCACAGTGGGAACACAAGGATTATTCCAATCATTTGCTTTTATAACGCTTTTTGCTTCGTCTGCATCAATGTACCTTGCCATCACCCCTCACCGCCTTTCTCAATATCACGCCAAATAGGTCGGCTTTTCTTCCACCTACGCCAACGCCAAAAGAAAATCATTGACGGCTCTGCTTCAAGCCATTCGTTAAACTTTGCGATATATTCAAGTCGCAAATTGTATCTTTTCTTGTGTTCTTGTCTTTCACTCATTTCCCCTCACCGCCATTTCCTCAATCTGCTTTTTCATTTGCTCTCCTGTTCCAATACCTTATCGCTGTATACTTGCTTTCAAAATGCGGGAACGTTGCGTCGCAGTAATCACATTGTATAAACCACATTTTCACACACCGTTTCGCGTCCTCCAGAGTTACGTTTTTACTCCCGCAAAAGGGACAAGGCTTTAATGCCACCCTGTTCATTCTTCTACCTCCGTTATACCCATAGTTTTATTATAGTGATCTCTCTCGGCTTTTCTGTGACAGCCATAGCTACACACAAACCTATACTTTTCATAAGGCATATGGTAACTGTGCTGTGGCGCTGGTACAAACTGTCGCCCGCATACAGGGCATTTCTTAACGGGTATGCCGATATCTTCAAGCCTCTTTTTCACGGCTTCCACCTCTCGTGTTCCACAATGCAATCGCTTCCTCTGCGCTGGTGGCGTGCTGGTTTATATCACACCCGCACTCCTTGCAATGCACGTTATATGTGCCTGTTTTCTCGTCCAACCAAAATTTTACTCTGCCTCCGCAGAACGGGCAATGTTTCATTACTTCCATTGTTTTGTGTCAGCCCTCGATTAAGGGCTGACTACCTCCTTTAAGCATATTCTGTATTTCGCCGTATTGTATGATCCTGTCGTCGCGTTCGGTGTATTGTACCGTCTGCGCCATTATGTGTTTGTTTAATTCGCACCGTTCGCTATCTGGAAGCGCGACAGCGTTTTGCCACGCTTCGTAATATACGCTTTTTAGTTCCTCGATTATATCCGCTATTGTAGGCGGGAATTTCGAGCCTTTTATAAAGTGATCCAGCGCCATTTGTATGATCGGAAACTGTGTGTCCTTAAAAGCTCGGTGCCACATATTCACCGTGGCTAATTGCGTGTCCTTGTCTATGTCCTTGTATGAGTTTGGATACGCCACCTTTATCAGCGCCAGCAGTTTAATTGATTCTTCCAGCGTCACACTATCACCCCTTTAACATATCCAGAAATGGATTAGAGCTTGCCGTTTGCTGTGGTGCTTTCTTTTCGTCACGCCTTGCCCAGTCGAGGATCGCCAAGTAATGGGATTTGTACTTGTAGCCCTTGCGGGCTATTGCCTCGGAGAAGGTTTCGATCTTTGCCTCATAGTCTGGGAAACGATCCTGTAGCTTTTTATATTCCTCGTCGGTGAGCAATACGTTTTTGTGTTCCCCGTACTTGTGTTTTTTCGGAGCCGTAGGCGTAGAATTATTTAATTCTATATTTTCCTCTACTATACTCTCCTTAACTATACTATCCTGTGGCAACCGCTCGGCAACCACTTGGCAACCAGACGGCACCCCAAACGTATAGGAGCCATTATCTTTTATACCTAATTGCTTTAGTTCGTTTTGGAACGCCGTAGGCGTATAACGGTCTTTTCTAAGCGTGTTATGCATACGCCAATGTTTAATAACGATAACCCCGCTTTCAAACCGTATAACATAGTTTTTCGCTAAAAGCACTTTGAGATCATCGACGCTCGCGTGTGCCTTAAACATAGCCAGCGATACTTGATTGTTAAACCCGTCGTCGTCCGCGCACGTGTTCAAGTGAAAATATAAGGCTTGTGCCGACGCCGAAAGCGATATAAAATTATCATCGTCGGTGATTTTCTTTGTAAACATCCTACGCTCAGCCATTGTTGCCACCCCATTCGGCGATTTTCTTCTCCAGCGCCTTTACGAGCTTGCCGTTATCAATGAAGCCAGCGTATATCTCCATAAAGCTGTCAAGCTCCATCGTCACCAGCCAATTACGGCGGTTTTTCCTGTGAAACACCGCGGGCTTGTTGCCGTTCTTTGCGTCCCGCTTGGCTTGATCTATAGCGTTGTATATGTTAAGGCTCTCGACGCGCTTTGCCTCTATGTGTATATGCGGTAGCCCTAACACGTCGGCTTGTCCGTCCTTGCCGTTATACTGGACGCTTCGCCTTGCGTCGTAGCCGTATTCTTTAAGCTTATTGGCAAGTTCAAGCTCGCCAGTTTTGCCTTTCTGTCTGCTGTTTATAGGCATTGCGCCCACCTCCTTTTAAAAGGGTAAATCCTCGTCTGCTGTCATTTCTACAAATTCCGCGTCATTCGCGCCATACGGTGTAGGCTGTGCTTCGCTCTGGCCCTTCTTTGTTTCTACAAATTGTGCCTCGTCTGCTACCACTTCCGTGGCGTAACGCTTGTTGCCGTTTTGATCTGTCCAGCTTCGCGTCTGGATCGCGCCCTTGATAAAGATTGCGTTACCCTTTTTAAAATACTTGGCGATAAATTCTGCGGTGTTTCTCCACGCTATGATGTTTATAAAATCCGCTTGCTGTTCCTCGCCCTTGGTGTATCGCCTGTTCACCGCGATACTAAAGCTCGTTACCGCCACTCCGTTGGGAGTTTGTTTAAGCTCTGGATCGGCTACCATTCTGCCGATCAATATTGCGCAGTTAATATTTGCCATTGTCTTTCTCCTTTGTTATAAATAATTCTTTCCGAAGATGGCGCGGAAGTCCTCCACGCTCCAGCCATAGTGTTTCATTGCCCTCTCTTGCACCGTTGCTTTCAGCTCTCGGTCTACCTTTGCGTTTCTGTGTACGCTGTCGTTGCCGAAGATGTGGCACTCGTGGTGGTGCAGATATACCTTTAAGCCGTATTTCTCGCTCTTTTTCCTGTTAGCCCCGCCGTATACGTGGTGGCAATCTAACGGCTCATAATTGGCGTTTTTACCGCATATAAAGCAATAGGAGCGATTTTCTTGTATGATTGATTTTGCCATTATTCACCCCACAGGCTTTTCAGCTTTGCTATTTCGTCTGGCGTTCGGGTGTCTATGCCAAGTTGCTTTGCCTCTTGTACGATACCGTCGATGAATATAGCCATTTCCCGCTTATCAAACTCGCTACTGCCTTTGTATACCTTGTAGTGCTTGAATAGCTTCCCGTTCAGCGTGCTTTCTCCCGCTTCCTCGCAGTAATCGACGTATTCACCGATGGGGATATGTGCCTTTACGCTTATTAGCTCGCTCTGGCCGTATTCTTTGAGCATTTTGAAATAAACGACCTCTTTGCTCAGTCTTAATACGTTGCCGATCTCGGTTAGCAAAGCCCAAGCGTAGCTATTGGCATTGAGGGAGCGCTTTTCGCGGTATTTATCTATCTTGATCGACAGCCTGTCCGCGCCGTTTAGCTCGTCGTAACAGTTCATAGCCGATTGCCTTTGATTGACCGCCAGCGTTAATAGCGCCGTGCCTGTTTTATAGTCGATGTTTAAGTCTTTTATTGTCCCTTGTAAGTCGTACATATCGTTTCACTCATTCCGCAACATCAAAGGCTGGCGGTACTTCGTCCACAGTTACGCAAGCCACAAGCTCCCCTGTTTCCGCGTACACAACAGCTCCGTCGATGATTGTCAACTTACTCTTGATATCGCTCCAGCTTGCTTCTTCCGTTGTCTTTATACATTCTGGCGCGTTTTCCTTGCACCATTGCAACAGGGCTTCTTTGTTTGGCGTTAGCTTCTGCTTTGCAAATTTCCGCACCAGTTTACCCGAAAGAAGCTGGTAGCTTTCCTGTGTTTTTGTTTTGCGCTTTGTTACTGTTTCAAAATATTCACCCAGCTTGGAAAGCAAATAGCTTGTATTGGATTCGTATTTTTTCTCTACTTGCTCTTTTTTTGCATCCAAGCGGTCTTTTTCATACTCGATTAAATCAAGTAAACGCTGGCGTTCGCCTTTTGCTTCCAGCACCTTTTTTAATGCCCACTCGGCTGTGCTGTCGTCGGTAATTTCAAACTGTTCTTTGATTTCGATATCTTCCATTATCCCAGCTCCTTTAATAAGTTTTCATACGTTTCTGCCGTGGTTTCCTTGGTCAGTCCCTTTTCCTGTGCGTAGGCGTTTTTATCTATTCCCAGCTCGTCCAGCTTTGCGATCAATAGCTCACGGGGAGTTTTCTGCCTTGCCTTGGGCGCGGGTGTTTCCTTGGGCGTCGCCTTGGTGTATTCCTTTTCCTCGCTTGGGTCTTGGTCGGGATCGTCGCCCGTGCTGATCTTGTATGCTTTCATTAAAGCGTATTTGTCGGCGTACGTCATAGCCTTACCGCTTCCTTTGTCTTGGCTGTCAATACCCTCGGCGAAGGTTGTAGTCTCTACGTAATCGAGAGGGCTGTCCACATTTACAAAGCGATAAACCGTCTCAATGCGCGTCATAAACGTGGTGGCTTTCTTTACTGTGGTGTTTCCTTTGGCGTCGGTGTAGGAGTTTTCGCTTTCCAGCAGATTGCTTTCCAGTACCGTACGGGCTACTGGGTAGCTGTATACGCCGTGCTTTTCTTCCAGAGGCTTTACCGCGTCGAGTATATCCCTCTCGGATACTGCCTTGTATGAGTTTTTCCCGCCTGTCGGTACAGTGAGATTCTTTGCTACCGTCCGTAGCTCAGCCGTGATCGCTGACATACGCTGAAAAATGTTCTTTGTTTCGCTCATTTGCTTTCCTCCGCTTTTGTAATGATAAGATCACCGTAACAGATCTCGCCCTCTCGCAATTCAGCGCACTCGATTTTTTTATTACAGTCCTTGCTTGTCCGATAGAGGGAGAGTCCAGCAAAGATCCGTTTCTTACTGCTGATAAAGGTTTTCGCCTCGATACCACAGCCAGCCTCGATACCACAGCCAGCCTCGATACCCTCGCCAGCCTTGATACCACAGCCAGCCTCGATACCACAGCCAGCCTTGATACCCCAGCCAGCCTCGATACCCTCGCCAGCCTTGATACCACAGCCAGCCTCGATACCCCAGCCAGCCATAAGCGTATGATCCACGCGGATCGCTTTCTTTGCCTCGACCCTTCCTCTCACTACCAGCCGATCGTCCAGCTCGACCTCCAGC